AACAATTCATAATTCAGCTTGGCATCCCCTTGAAGCTCAGCAGGATTTGCGAAACCTTTGCTGCCCTTTCGAGGCAAGGAAGAGATAATGTTATAATCTTTTCAACATCAGAAACAGGAACCTCAAAATAATAGGAAATAGAATAATCATCATAATCCGACCCTGTCTGATATTCTTTCAACTCTTCTGACTTGACGAATTTCAATGCCTCTTGTAGATTATTAATTACATTATTATACTTAATATATCTGCTGTCAAGTTCGCTGTCCCATTTGAAATTCATGTATTTGTGTGTTGTGTGATACATGAATGTAATCTTAGTGAAAACCGCATTATTTGCAGTGATTACGAATTCCTTCTTTGATCCTTCAAGCATTTCAAGGTATGCTTGTGACCAATCCTCTGTGAGTACGATAAGAAGGTCCTTCTTGAGATCTGCGAAATTGAGAGCCTTGAGCGTGTCCTTCCAATATTTGCTAATTCTCACGACGGGAAGGTTCGCGTTATTGTCACGAACATGAGTAATATCGCAAACATGCCATTTTCCATCAATTTCAATTTCAGCATCTTTGTCATGTGAACCTTCTACCCCTAATTCTGGATATCGAGTTTCAATAGTGATAGGGCAGAGTCTTACATTATACTCTTTCCCTGTGCTTCTTGTTTTTGCTATGAATGTTTCCATTTTGTTGTTGCAAGTTAATTAATTTTCTTATTAGTCGATCGTCGGTGCTGCAAAATCCCAGTGTGATGCGCGTTTTCCTACTACGATTTTGTACCAGCCTTGCGCCTGAACAGTCGGGTGTGTGCCGGGAAGATGAATAAGAAGGGGATCAATTGCATACAATTCACCATTTTTGCGAATATCCGCGCTTGTAAGTTCGTGTGAATTTTCAATAAGGTGCTTTTCACCTTCAAGGGCTACGGCTGCGGGATTCAGTCTCTTGACCGGGATCATTGCAAGGTCGCCCTGTCTGATTACTTTCTTATAGTCACAACCGAAAATCCAGTCTTGGACGGCCTTAATAACATCTTTCCCCTTATTGATTGCATCGTGAATAACACGACTTTCAACTGAGTGCGCAAACGCATGATTATCCTCGTTACGACCTATCAGGAAATAGGATTTGCGGATTTGAGGAAAGTAACCTTTGTGCGCCTTGACATACTGTCTCACCTGAATAACAATAAGCAATTTCTTGCTGTGAATGTCCTTTCCTACACCGTATAGGTCCCAATTAAGGGCAGATCCTCTGCCTTTGCGGTCAAATTCGGCGCCGAAATCCCAGGTTCCGTGCTCGTCAACCTTGTCAGCCGCGGCAGCTTCGTTGAAGAGATTAATGACTTGTTTCTCGATAGTTTCGCTAAGACTGCCTTTGATGATCGCATTGTAAGAGTCACGCCTTGTCTCATACTTCAAATCACCGTTTTTCAAAAAAACGGCTATCATTTGCTTTCTCTCGATTGATTCAGAAAAAGTAGAACGCATTGCAGTAGTTCCGTCAACTCGTATTTGCCACTCTTTCAATTTTGAAACGATTGCCTGGTTCACGATTGTGTAATACCTTGTTGTTTCCATTTTTTGTGCCCGTTTTGGTCTGCTGGCTCTGCAGGGTTTTCGTTGTTAGTTAGTTGTTTCTTTGCTGCCTCAACGCTGTTACTTGCTTTCACTACTCATAAGACTTACACATTCGCTGCTTACTTTCATTACTGCTGCTTTCGCAACTGATCTGAGAGTCCTGTTATCGCTATTATATAGAGTGTCACGCTGTCAGATTTTCAGAGGCTTCAAAGAACTTGTTGTTGTTTCACAATGCAAATGTAGTATATTTATTTGATATAACAAAAATATATTCAATTATTTTCAAAATATTTTTCAATTATTTTTTCGTTGTATATATTGTATTGATATTATGTCTATTACAAGGGGTGTTGAAAACTATTATTGCTGATATGATAATTATTGTTATATTTGTAATCTGAAAATAACTAACAACTAATTAATAACGACAATGACATACGACATTAATCTTATTCTTCAAAAAAAGTATGCAATCGAGATATTGCAGACTGTCAAGAAGCGAGAATATAGAGATTTCTCAGACTTCTATATAGAGCGATTTTTCGAAGAGTGCGAAGCGAGCGACCCCCGCGCTATCAAGATCCCGCTAAGTAAGCATGAAAAAAAATACCTCAGACCAAAAAAAATAGAGAAGATCCGGTTCCAGGTTGGGTATTCGAAAAAATATTTTATTATTGAGTGTGCCGGCTGGGGAATGTTCACGAAGCAAACGTGTAGAAACTTAACCGATTTCGCAGTTAATAGATCGTACTCGAACGAAGAGTGCGAGTACAAAGGCGCAGGCAAGAGCCTGCATGATGTTGTAAGAGAAGAATACGATATAGAGTATATGCCCGAAAATGAACCTTTTTTCATCTTCGAGCTGGGGGGCGTTCTTGAAGACAAGAGCGAATTAATTATTAATTCTTAATTTTTCGAAAATGGCAGAACCGAGTAAGTACGAGAAAAATGCACGCAAAGGCCAAGGGCCTGTGCAAAACTGGCTTCGTAACGCAGAAGGAAGGGGCTGGTAGCATGAAGGAGGCGGAAGAGATAATCAAGACCATCGCCGAAAAAACGGATAGGGTGATACTGTTTCATTCCCTTTCAGGGAAAGACAGCATTGCCCTTCTTGACCTTTGTGTGCCATATTTCAAAAAGATTGTATGTGTGTATCTATATGTAGTCAAGGATCTTGAGCACATCAACCGATACTGCGTATATGCAAGGAACAAGTATCCGGGTGTTGAGTTCTTGCAGATGCCGCATTTCGCCCTGCTCTCCTATATCAAATCCGGATATATGGGATGCGTTCAAAACGAAAAACAGAGAGTGTATTCTCTTTCACAGCTTGTTGAGATGGCGAGGGAAAGGACCGGTATAGAGTGGGTTGGGTTCGGGATGAAAAAAACAGACGGACTTAACAGGCGGCTTATGTTGCAGAGATATGAGCTTCAAGGTATCTGTGAGAAAACAAAGAAGTTCTATCCCCTCTCGATATACAAGAACGGGAACATACTCTCCTATATAGAAGACAAGGGCCTTATAAAGCCGGAAAAGTATGGAAAGGGCCAGAGTTCCGGAACAGCCATTGATGATATTAACTACTTGTTGTTCTTGCGTGAGAATTTTCCTAACGACCTGAGGAGGGTTGTGAAGGAATTCCCGGCAGTACAAAGAAAATTATACGAACATGACTACGAAAGTGAAGATACCGGCTTGTGAGTTCCGTTCCCTGAAAAGATCACAGATAAACCTCAACCCCTTCAATCCCAAGATACATTCAGGGGATAAGGTTCGCTCCCAACTGAACAACCTTAAGAAAATCGGTTATTTGGGAGGCATTGTCTGGAACGAGACATCTGGCAATCTCATAGATGGGCACAAGCGGGTGTTGGCCTACGATATATGCTATAAATATGACGGAACACCGGAAAAGGACTACATTATTGAGAATGTGGGGGTCGTTCGTCTTTCCGACAAGCAGGAGAAGGAGCAAATGACCTATATGGCCCTTGATTATACAAAGGCCGATTATTCGCTTATTGCAAAATATGTAAAAGATATAGACTATAACGACATAGGTCTATCTGATAAGGATGTGGCCTCAATAATGGAATTTACAAACATAGAGATCGAAGCTCCCGAAATAGGGATAGAAGAGGTTTCTAATGATATAATTGCAACCCCTCCGAAGGATGCGGAAGCTGCCAAAAAGGACATTAAGGCAAAGAAAGAGGCGTTTAACCAGAAGGTGTCGGATGGATACCAGGATGATGATGCGTATATAATGCTCTCCTTTACCAACGCAGAAATGAAGAATGTTTTTTGCGAGATGGTGGGCATTAATCCGGAAGAGAAGATAGTTAAGGGTGAGAAATTTATAGACATGTTAAGTTAGCAGATAATAGAGAACAGGCATAGAGGCCGCTTTTCCTTAGGGAGAGGTGGCTTTATTTTTTTTATATAGGGTTGAGTTATGGACGAAAAGATACAGGTAGCCATTGAGGCCATAGAGAAGAGGCTTGCAGAAAAGGCCATGAACCGCTTTTACAACGCAAGGGTAAGAGAAGGTTATGAGGAATCCCTTGAGGTTCTCAAGTCAGGAAAAACCGATTATGCCGACATCAAATGTGAATCTGACCAGTCAAGGTGCATTGTTGCCCTTGTGATGGACTACATGAAAGGAGAATGTGATCTCGAGGTAATAACGAATGTTCCGATAAGAAAGAGAAAATGAGCAATCACAGGAAAATAGGATACACACTCTCAACGCCACATCAATTCCTTATAGGTTTCAGCACGGCATTATGTACGGATGAATACGGGGATTACATCTGCTATGAGCTGGGTTTCCTCCTTTTCAGCATAGAGTATTGTAGATATATAACAGATACGGTATGAAAACTAACTCTAAAAAATACAACTACGAGAGCAAGAAGTTCCTCGACCTCTTGTCCTCTCTTGCAGGCAAGGGATGGAGCGACAAGGATATAGCTTTGGATTTAGGCCTTACTCCGCAGCATTTCAGCGATTTAAAGAATGAAAAAGACTCGGAAACAGGGAAATTGACCAAACAGGCAGAGGGAATTTCCTTAGCATTGCAGCGCGCGCGTGAAAAGCTGAATTTGATAGCGAGGGATGTTTACTTCAAGACGGCCATAGGCCAGAAGAAGGTCAAGGAGGTAAAGAAGACCTATGCCCAGATGAAATGTGAGTGCGGCGGGTCTATGGATTGTCCATACTGCCAAGGCAAGGGATTTATTGTCTCCGAGAAGAAGTCACTTGTCGAGGAATATGAGAAAGAGCTGCCTCCTAATGCACAGGCATTATCTGTCTGGCTCTTCAATCACGATGAAGAGTGGAAAAAAGGCATCATAGAGAGCAAGAGGCTGGACATCACATCAGGTGGAGAAAGGATTGACAATAAGATAGAAGTAGAGATAATAGACAAGAGGGAACAGATTGAAGATACAAACGACAAGGGTATATAGCGAGGTTGACGAGGCTATCAATGCCGGTTTTACCACCGTCTCCGCTCAAGGATCTTCGAGGTCATCCAAGACTTATAACATCCTAATATGGCTTGTTATCTATTGTCAGAGACATCCTGGAACGAGGCTCTCCATTGTAAGGGCGACCCTTCCGGCACTAAAGGGGTCTGTTCTTATTGACTTTAAGGAAATACTGGTAAAGATGGGTATTTTTGATGAGAGACGATTCAACAAGTCGGATCTCATTTATTACTTTGCCAATGGCTCATGGGTAGAGTTTTTCTCCACAGACTCTGAACAGAAGATAAGGGGAAGGAAGAGGGATATTCTTTATTGTAATGAAGCCAACGAGTTGCTTTTCATAGAGTGGCAGCAACTCAAGATGAGGACGGCCAAGTTTGCCATCGTGGACTATAACCCCTCCTTTTCTGATGATCATTGGCTTTGTGAGCTGAACAAGGATAAGAGGACGCACCACTTCATCACCACATATAAGGACAACCCTTTTCTCGAGCAGACCATCGTTGATGAAATAGAAAGCCTCAGAGAGAAAAACAAAGCATTATGGCAGATCTATGGGCTTGGATTACAGGCCATTGTTGAGGGGCTTGTCTTTACCAACGTTGAGTATGTTGATGAGATCCCGAAATGGGTTAAAAAGAGATGGATAGGGCTTGACTTTGGCTACACCCATGACCCTACGGCGGCGGCGGAGGTCGCCATCGAGGGTGATGTGATATATATTGACGAGCTTTTTTACAGGTCGAGGATGCTTTCAGGGGATATAGTAAGGGAACTGAGGCCCTATTCTGCCCTTGAGGTTGTTTCCGAGAGCGCAGACCCCCGTCTCGTAGCTGAGATCTACATAGGAGGAATAAACATTCATTCCGTAGAGAAGGGCCCTGGGTCAGTAGAGGCCGGCATAACAAAGATGCTTCAGTATAAGCTGGCCATCACAAAGAGGTCGCTAAACGCCATAAAAGAGGCGAAGAACTATGTTTATGCACAGGACAAGGAGGGTAAATGGCTCAATACCCCCATTGATGCCTATAATCATATCATGGACGCTGTGAGGTATGTTGTTCTGGCAAAAGTTCTTGGCAAGAGGTCGAGAAGTATAAATCTTGAAGGTCATGTATTTTAAATTATAAGGAAATGGAGGAGACAGGAGTAGTACGGGAGATCAATGCAATAACGGACATTGATCAGAGAATAGAGAGGTTGAAGAAGAGAGCCACGACAGCCCCTGATGTGGCGACATTACTTAAGG